TTTACCGTCTGCGAGTCGAGGATGATGCGATCGTAAGTATCGCCGCGCGGCGTCCACTTGGTGGACTCCAGCCGGTCCAACTCAGCTAGATCAATGTCGGCCATATCCGAGTATCCGACACTGCGGAGGATGTGCCCGACGGCAGCCGATATATCCCGAGTAGGCTGAGGCGACCGCCAAACACCGCCGCGAAGCACCGGCAGGATGCGAGTGCACGCAAGGTTCACCAGGCTCTCACTTTGCGACGAGATGCGATCGCCGCCACGAATGTCGCAAGTCATCACCGTCATGCCAGCGTAACTGCTCGGCGACGAGGTAGCGATCAAACCTTTGAGCCGCAGCCACATGGTGACGTCGTGTACCTCATCTGGCCGCAGACTGCCCTGCGGGATGTTCAGCTTTTTCATCCGGACTTCAGGGCGCATGGGGTACGGCAAGGCTACGCGGTGTGTCTTGCCAATTGCGTCCAATGAGTTGTTGGCCGTAGAAAACGTCGCCGCAGTCCACGCTCCGCCGACGGCCATGTCGCGGTACTCGAAAGAATAATTCGCATCGATGGCGAAGAACTCCCCTTGCGACCCAAGCCCTACAATGCCGCTCGGGAAAAACATGTCGAACTCGAGGGTTGTAACCACTTCGCCCTCTGGGCAAGCGGGGAAGGGTCCACGGTAACCGCCTTGCAAATTGGAGCTGTCAAGGCGCACTTGCGCCACGTTGGATGAAAGGCTGTCCCATCCCGGCCAAGCGCCATCGTCTGCCCCGCCTGCTGTCAGGCGCTTCACTTGGAGCGCTTGCGCAGAATAGCTGAGGACGCGGAACCTGAAGCCACGGTAGGACATCCCCATCACGACGGGGCCAACTACCAGGCCAACCCCAGGCGCCCCACCGTCGTAATCGAGCTGCAGCGTTGTGGCGGTGACCGCGCTTACGACGTAAAACCCCTCGTTGTCCCCGATAATCTGAATCTGGTCTCCAACGACAAAGTGAAACTGGGCGATCGGGCCATTGATTACGTCGCGGCCGCCTACGCCAGTGCCATCGTCCACGGTGAAGCTGTACGGGGCTACCGGATTGATCACCGTCCCGGCTACCCAGTCGGCAGGGAAGCTGCCCGCGCCCGTCGGTATGCCGACAACGTCACCGTTAAAAGTGAATACCGAAGCGGTGGCGGAGGTAGTCAGATTGGTTTCCACGGTGAGCTCAAGGCCGGCAGCGCCTGTGTTGCTGGCCCCAACCTCTGGCGCGGTATACCAGAACAAATGCGCCGGATCAGACGATACGTCAGCCCCCGGCGCGTGAATTGTGAAAGAGGCATCTGCGCCTAGGGTTACCAGTGGGGTCTGCCCGGTCTTTACGTCTTCTGGATCGATCTGGTAAGAACCCTGCCCGACACCTAGGCACATCTCGGTGCGAGGCTCCCGAAGGCTGGCGAAATATGCGCGCGGAGGAATCAGGTAATCCGGGAAGCGCTGCGGGTTGTAGCCGAACAGTTCCGGGCGTACGTCATTGATCTTTACCTTGTTGCCCTTGCTGCTGCCTTGGTCAAGCGGATTGCCATTAGCCGAGTTTGGGGAATTGACGCCGGGTACCTTCGGCATCAGAGCCGACAGTACGGCTTTAGCAGCGAATATCGCCAGGAAGGATGTACCGATTACCTCGAACCCGGTCTTGGGCTCCCGGTAAATCTCCACGTGGTCTTTAGGGCCGAACTCTGTCGCACGCCATTGCCAAGGCAGGACTAAGTCGCCATTTACGTAGAGGCTCATGGCGAGTTGGGTAAGGTCAGTTTTGCGGTCGATACCGTGCCCGTAAAGCCATTCGGCCAGAGTTTGGCGCTTGCGGATTTTATAGCTCTCTTTGCCTTCGTCCGACAGACGGCTCGCATAGATCTCGATCATGGTCGGTCTCTGTAATAAGTCACCGTGGGGTAATCCCTCTTCCACCGAGAGAGCGATACGCACTGCGGTCCGCGCTTCGCATTGGTTTCTAATACACGAAGCCCGTCCGGGGAATCCAGGACGATAGCCACGTGGGAACATATACGCCCCGTCAGTACGCATGCGATAGCGCCGTGCTCAGCTTCGCAGGGCTCAAGGAGCGGTATTTCCGCAGCATATACTTCGGAGGCTTCCCTAGGCTTTTTAGGGCGCAAACTGCCGTAAGAAGGCAGCAACCGATGCCCTAGCTCGAAGTGGAATACGTGCCGCACGAGGCCCCAACAATCGAACTTATCCGGACCCCGCGCCCCGTCTTCATAGGAGCTGTAGAGATACCTGTTAACCCACTCCATCAAAGATACCTAAGTGCTGGCGCAAAGGTCGTAGTATACCGCGCTCTCGGCCAGGCTACGCCAATCATGTTGTAGTACCCGGTTTGCAATTGCGCGACTTGCCCTTGAACCGACCCTGAGAGCAGCGTCAGGAAGTAGGGCCGTTCCGCCGGGGCGGTCAGATTGCCGCTCAGGTAGGTCCGGTAGACCGCCGTGACGCGGGCGTTGCCGTCAATGGCCTGATCGACCCGCTGCGACACTTCGCCTGTCGTATTGTCGACCGCGAAGGCCAAGGTCTGATTCCCTTTGTTGTTCTTCGCCGCTAGGGCGATGTCGATGTTGGCACCGATGAAGGTCACAGTGCGTCCGTCCTCCGTGACGGCAGTCACATCTTCAAATCCGGTGCAGATGAACACCGGGGACTCCCATGCTGAGCAGGTGAGCTCGAGCGTCCGGATAATCTCGTCCAGTCGCTCGTTTGCCCCGGCGTTTACTTCGGCCAGAATGATGCTCATACGGCGCGCACTTGCCCGCTGAAGCCAGTGATACCGGTCAGCGTACTGAACCCGGTCAGCGTCAGCCGCACAAAGCCGCCATTGTTGCTCGCGGACACGGTGATGCCTACGGGATTACCTGGGTCAAGCCGGATAACGTTGTTGCACGTCAGCCAACCACTGATCGTATCGGTTTGACTGTGGATCACCGAGAGGTCAAAGCGAATTGACGCGAGGTTCGGGTTCCATACGATCTTGGTGTCAAGGAACAGGGTGCCTGACGCCACTGAGGGGGCGCAGTACGGGACAATGCCACCGACGTTAAAGCACTCGCCCGTATACGCCCTGGGCACAACGCCAGTGCCGCCGGACGAGTTAGGGTTGTTGCGGAACCAAATGGCTTGGAAGCCAACGGCACTGTTGAAAATGATGTCGTTGCGGACAACCGGGCAGCCACCTGGAATCGTCCAGCCGGTGGGCGCAGCGACCCACGCAGTGTGAGTAAGGTCACTCTTGGTCTGAGTCGGCAAATGCACTTCATGCGTGCAGCCGTTGCCGAACACCACCAGGCCGGATTGCGTGTCGTTGCCTGCGCCGAAACTGCCGTTGATCCAGTTGTCCACGTTGATGTTGGTCGAGCAGGCATTGAACCGGCAGTTGTCCACGTTCATATGATTGATGTTGGCGCCGATGCTGCGGATACCGTAGTCGCACAGCTCGAAGTACACGCCGTTGAGATCCAGGCTGTAGATGATGCTGTTGAGCAGAACGCCGTGCTTGCAGCCCTCGAACGACAGGCCGTTGCCCAGCACCAGACCCTCCACGCCGCCGTCGAAACCGATGCCTGTGCCGTGGGTGAAACCGTCCGGGCCGATACCGGAGCCGTGCACGCCGGTAAAACTCATCGTGTTGTTGAAGCCGTCATGGCGGAAGATCGGCGTCAGGTCGGTACGGTCATTTCGGAACGGCCGTCCGGTCAGGTCGGTTTGCCCCAGGTAGAAGCTGCGATTGGTCCACAGCATGGAGCCGGTGAAATCGGTGGCGTAGCAGCGCTCAACCGAGCACCCCTGGATCCAGTTCTTCAACTTCATCGCCGTACCACAGGTCTTGAAGTTGAAGCCTTCGATGCGAGAGTTGTAGTGAATGGTGGTCGGCAGCTCGTCGCCAAGGGGCCAGTTACTTGCGCCGCCGAGCGACACGGTGGATTTAGTGCCAGTGCCGGATTCGAAGATGGTCGAAGTGCCGTCGCCAATGATCGTGCAGTTGTTGCCGATCAACTGCACGCCCTGGCCCGCTACCCCGGACACTGGAATGCGCTGCGGAATGAAAATTGTGCCTATTACCTTACAAGTTCCCCAGTCAGGGAAGCTGATTGCGCCGCCGTCAGCGGGTATGGCATCCAGGGCAAGGCGAATGGCCGGCGCATCGTTGGTTACACCGTCGCACACAGCGCCAAACTGGCCGATGAAGATCTTGTTCCGCATGTAGTCTTGGATGCTCTGCGCGACTGTACCTAGCGCGCTGAGTTGTCCGAACACGTTGGACGCGCCAGCGGGCGACAACAGAAGAGCGCGCAACGACGCGTCCCCTACGTCTACCAGTAGAAGCTGATCGGTCGCCCACGTGCCGGTCAGGTTCACGGGGAAGCTAGCGGGCTGCTTGACCTTGTAGACCGATCCTGCGCGGTCAATAAGCTGCGTTGGCCGCAGCACAGTCAGAGGCGTACCGTCCACGTAAGTGAGATGGGTTGCCTCGAAGCCCATGGACTCAAGGAAATCAGAAACCATTTTCTCCATGCCGGCCCAGGTCTCACGGCGCTTATTGAAGCGGTCGTAGAAGCTTGGGGATAGGGAGTTCATGCCTTCGTCGAAATTTGAGGCGTTGTCGAACAAGTCCTTCGGAGACGTCGAGCCTAATGGGTTTCCAGTCAGATAGGTGTTAGTCATGTGCGCCCCTTAGGCAATAGGATAACTTCCGCTGATCGATACGATAGCACCATCAGCAGTCACAAGATCAAGCGCGTCATAACTATAGACCGTCGCCGTGGTCAATCCCGGAGGTATTTTGGCCATGCCAGACTTGCCGTTAACGTTAGTCTCTGTTGCAGGGAAGATAGCTTTGTTTGAACCGGATAGCGCAGGGAATGGTAAGGTGAATACTGGGTTTGCGCCGGTCCCCCGAGTGGTAATCGTAATGACCACTTGTATATGGCATATGCCGAACGCGACCATGTACTTACCAGTAACGCTGACAGACGTCCAAGAGCCAGATGCAGCGGTGATCGTTGGCGTGTAGCTTGTCCAAGCGCGCTTGTTCGCGATCTCATTTTGGATCATTGACGACCTTGCGAGCTGGTCGGTGTTGTCGCCTACGGTTGACGTCCCGAGGTTGGTGCCGGCAGCCAGCGCCGTAATAGCTCCGGTACCGCCGTTAGCCACAGGGGTAGCTACCGATCCAGATGTTACTCGACCCTTGGCGTCGGTCGTTACGCTGCCGTATGTCCCGGCAGAGCCTACACTTGCAAGAGTGAGCGCAGCGGTTACGTTCGCCGACCCGTTGAAGTTGACAGTCCATGTAGCGTCCCCACTAGCCGCAATGCTACGGCTTGTCGTCAGCGTTGCGGCGCTACCAGTGATGCTTGTGATGTCCGTATTTGCGCCTGAGGACGCTGCCTGCAGCGCTGTTCTAGCTGCCGTTTGGGTCGTGGCGCCAGTCCCCCCATTTGCAACAGGGACGGCGGAAGCCCCGAGTAGCGCTGTAAGTGCCGCTGATTGAGTGGTCTGCCCCGTGCCTCCGTTGGCTATAGGCGTGGCCACGCTAGCAGAAGTTACCAGCCCTTTCGCATTGACGGTCACGCTGCCGTAAGTGCCTGCGCCAACTCCTGATGCGGCCAGGGTTCCTACCCCGGAAACGTTGCCAGACCCATCAAAACTAACCGTGTATGTCAGATCGCCGGTAATCACGATGTTGCGCGCAGTGGTCAGTTTTGCAGCCGAACCGGTTATGCTTGTAATGTCGGTATTCGCACCGGCAGCTGCGGCGAGCAAAGCCGTTCTGCCGGCTGCAGGGTTGGCAATCCCTGCCAGAGTGCGACCGAGTGAGGATAGCGTATACAGCGACATAGCCGCCGAACCCGTAAAATAGAACCCTCGGTCCGCTGCGCCCGCTAATCCCGCAAGAGCCGCAACGTTAGGCGAAACCAGAGCAGACGCATCAATTTCCATTTGATGCCAAGTCTTCCGCGGAACGCCTAACCGATCAGGTTCGCTAGCATTTGCAGACTGCAGGAGTTGGTCGAAGACCTTGGCATTATCATCAAAATCCCGAGGATCGACGGAAGGGACCGGATTACCAGTGTTGTAAAAACTCATGGCAGCGGCCACTCCTCGTTAATTGCTTGATCGGTTTCCAGGATGAAGACCTGCCAAGGGTTCAGCGGCCATTCGTCGTTCATAGCGTAATCGAAAATCTCAGCTTGCAGGATGTATTCCGGCAGAATCGAGGCCCACCCAGGGGGAAGCAGAGGGCGCACGCGGCTCTCACAAACTACTCGATACCGCCACAGAAACTTGCCGGTCAGCTGCCCGCCCACGGGGGTCGTCGTAAACCGGACTTCCTCGTCGTTGAACCCCAGTGGGCTCAACAGCTCCATGGTGAACCACCCGGCGCCGACAACCTGCGAGGCCCAAGCTTCGAATAGACTAGCCTGTGGCGCCGTCATGATCCAAGTGAGCTGGATGGTGTCCGGCACATTTCGAAATTCGATACGCTGACGGGCGCGTCCGCTGTCCATGGACGTGCGCCGGATGTTGTTCACCGGGGTACGCTCGTAGTTTTCCCTCAGAGGGCAGGGTAGCCCTTCGGGGTACGCCGGAATCGCCATCAGCGACCCACGCCTTGCAAGCCAGTTTTGCGGTTCAATGCTTCCATCACGTCGTCATCCGAATAGAGCTTCGAGATCCACAGGTCAATGAACTTCTGACCGTCCTCTTCCCGGGTCTGCGTCTGCCCGGCGCGCGATGCGTCTTCGATCAAGTTTACCGTAGTGTTGCCCGTACCGGTTGGGGTTTTCATGTCGTTGAGCGTTTTGTCGAGCTTGGCGCTGGTCTGCGCCGTGGTCACACGTTCGCCCTTCTGGAGCAGCCACGTGCCGGTCTGCGGCACGGAGTCGATGCCGTCGTGGGCCATGCCCGCAATGCCTGCGATACTGGCCGACAAGCCGCCTGCATATGCCAGCGCCGAGGCTGCAGCTGCCGGTGCGGCGAAAGGCCCGACAATAGGGATAGCTGCCGTAGACGAGAACGCATTCAGCCCGGCAGATATCGCCTGAGCGGCAGCGTACTGGATCAGCATTTTCAAAGCCGTCTGCGCAAAGCTACGCGCCAAGTCTTGAAACGAAAGCTTGCCTGTGGTCACGAATCCATACAGTGCGTCGGTCAGGCCGTTGAAGGCGCTGTCGAATAGCGTCTTGGTCTGCGCGGCGACATTGGTCGCTTCGTCCAGGTAGTTGCTCCACGATTCCGACGCGCCGAGGAAGAACGACCCCGACGCCTCGTCGACTTGGTTGTAGTAGTCCTGCTGCATGACCAAGCGAGAGGCCAGGTTCTCTTCCAGGAGGTCAGTTTCCTGCTGGTACAGGTCTTCGCTAATCTGCCCGGTGTTCAGCTGTTTGTTCAGCTTGTCGACTTCGGTCTGATATTCCTTGCGGATCGCCAAGTCTTCCTTGAGGCGTTCGCGCAGCTTGTCACCTTGACCCAGTCCGGTCAGTTGAGCGTCGAGGCCTTCCTGCGCAGTGCTCAACTTAGACGCTTGGTTCTCTTGGAACGCAGCGAATTTGTTCGCTTCCTCGGTGGCCTGTTTGCGCGCTGCGACTTCCTGTTCAAGCGCCACATTGCGTTTCAGCTGCGCCGTGATCAGCGCCTCGCTAGCCAGCA